GTGGTGTTGTTTACTCAGAGATTTACTCAGAGATTTACTCAGTGTTGTTTACTCAGTGTGAGAGTCTACTCAGTGTTTACTCAAGATGGCGAAGCGTTTGTCAACTCACTTGAACTCATCAGAAGTTCTTCATTTGGAGGATATCCTCCATCAACCGGAAATTATCCGAAAGGTCGATTGGACCTTGTGGACTAAACATAGTTTCTTGGATAACATAGATGATCCAAGTATACCGAAACATGTTTTGGTCTGGTTCGAGCAGGGAGAGAAGTTTGAGATCTATCGTGGTAAGAAAGTTCCACTTGGAACTTCTGAAGATCTCTTCCGTGCTGATGTAGGAAAGAGCTTCATGCGGAGATTGTCTGGTCCTCAGGCTCATTGTTCCTTTGAAATTCTTTGGTTAGCCATGATGTTTATGGCTGGTTTCTTTACACGTCATCAGATACAAAAACTCTTTGCAATGGTTCCTTCACGGGATTCTAAAACTTGGAGTGATTTCTTTGGTGAGTGTTGTCGTAAGTTTGGATCTGGATTGGCAGAAGCTGCTTCAACTCAAAAGATCTATGAACAGGTGGAGGTTACCGTTGAGACGGTTAAAGATACCTTTTCAAAGATTGCAAAACTTGTTGAAGCCGCTGCTCTTGTTGTTTGCTTTGCAACTTTGGCGACTGCTTGTGAAACTGTTAAGCAGTGGGCTGCTCTTCTTGGGCTTGTTTTGATTCCAAAATATGGACAACAATTGTGTGTTGATTTCATTTCCATGTTTTCGAAACCAACTGCTCATGGAGATGAAACTGTTGAACCTTTTGTTACTGTTTTTCTCACTTTGATTTCTGTTCTTTTTACCGGTACTTTATCAACCTCTATTGTCAACAATTTCTTTCGTTTGTATGATGTGACTGGTTGTAAGGACTTGTTCAAGAGTGGTAGCAAGCAGGCAATTTCCAAGTTGTCTGATCTTGTTATTGTTCTTCTTCGTTTCCTTGTGAGTTGTCGTTCAAATGAAACAATTCGAGCCTTATTAACTCGTGTGGACATTGCAGAAGAAAGTCGAAGAACGATTGCTGAAGTTCCGAAGTTGTTGGTTGAAATGGCTCATGCGGTCTTGGCTTGTGGTCAGATGAGCAACGATCCTGCTCTTTATGCACATCTTCCAAATTACCAGGAACTCCTGGCACAAGCATGTGGAGTTCTTCGTACCTTGGTGCTTGTGAAAGAGTATCCTTTTGCAGAGAGAGTGCATTTTACGAACGAGTACAAGAAATTATATGAAGCTGTTATGAGTGCTGTGAATTCACGTAACGTTCTGTCTCGTGTTGAGCCAACTGTTGTGTATATTGCTGGACCGGCCGGAATTGGTAAGACTTATATTGCGAAGGCTCTTGCAGAAGAGATAGCTAAGCGACAGTGGCCTGAAGAATTTAAGACAGGTGCATACTTGTATGACAGAAATCCCATTCAAGATCATTGGGATGGTTATTGTAATCAGCCAATCTGCAAGATGGAGGAGTGTTTTTCCCGACCAAATGCTGGGAAAGAGACAGCTGATGTTGAGCATCAAACCTGGTTACCTTTGATATCTAATGCGGTTTATGGTTTAAAGATGGCAGATATCAAGGAAAAGAAAACAAAATTTACATCTGAAGTTGTTATTTGTACATCTAATGTT